GTACTGAACCACTCGCTCGCCCTCTGGGCATTTGTATTTAATCGTCGCCAGCAAAGTGGCCCTGCCATCAGCGATCTTTTCTTTTTGCACCATCGTAAGCTGGTACGTGAAGGTGTCAATTTCTGGGCCTGCTGGGCCGCTAAACTTGCTTGCGGTGGTGGTTGCTTCATGCACCATGCCTGCCGCATCACGAATGCTTGGTGTAAAACTCTCGACAGAGCAGTCGTCACGCTTTTTGATCCGCGCAACAGTGACGTTGATAGGCTTACCGGCTTCTGCCGTGATCTTGAAGTTCTCAGGCGACCACTCAATAATGGCCCTGTCAAGCCAACCAAACTTGTCGGCCAGCGTGTAGCTGCCGCCTAGCGCGGCAACGCTTGCGGCAACTGCTCCGATGGCTTTGGTAAGGTCAACCATAACTTAGTGCCCCTTGATCCAACTTAGGGCAAACCCTACCCCGCTGGAAATGATCGAAACAAAAGCCATTCCAGCCCAGAATCCACCACGGCCTTGGTTTGCAAGGGCCACCAGCTTCTCAACGTTGGACTCCATTTTGTCCATCTTGTTGGACATCTCGTCAAACCGGCGCTCGTAGTTCTGCACACGCTCCCAAAGCACTCCATACTTCACTGGGTCGATCTCATTGGCCATAACTGCATCCATGATGAAAGGTTCCGTATTTTAACTAATTTGTATTAACGTGCAAGGGCGTTTTGGTTGACTGGTTCATTAGCCAATGTATTAGGAGTTGGTCGATAGTCAGCAGGCATTGCATTTCGACGCTGATACGCTGGCGACATCATTCGCTTGGTCTGCGCTGCACTGGCCGTGTAACCAGCTACCGTACCCAATGCTGCACCGGGAACACCACCTACAATAAAACCCAGAGTACCGCCAACACCGGATCGCGTCAGTCGAGGGTTGAGATCGGTAATCGCGCTGGTGCTTACGACTTTGGGGAAGTTTGCAGCTACTTTACCAATGTCAGCGCCAACCCCAGTCATGTTACCTTTGCGTTCATTTAGTAGTTTGGCATACACGGCAGGGTCTATGGTTTCGGTTGCGTAGTTAATTGCCCGCTCGTGATCGTAGATTTGAGCCATGCGTTGACGCGCTTGGCGAAAATTTGCCAATGTTTGCGGGTCAGGCGCATTTTCGTCAATCATTTTTTCAAGCGCACTTGCAATACCCATTTGTGCATCTGCCCGCGCCACTTCCGCTGGCGGCGGGTTGTTACCCTTGTCGCGGGCCTTGTACACACTTTGAGCAGTTCGGCGCAATTGACGAATATCGTCAAGAACTTGAGCACCACTGCGACCCGTTTGAAGTTCTGTTACAACATCATCAATCAACGCACGAGCAGCAGAGGCTTGTGCTTTTCCACCCAATGTTGCAGGCTTGTCAAGTGCCAAAATTGACGATACAACATCGTCACTGGCTTGCAGTACAGGCATTGCACGGATTGGATCGTATGGCGCACTAGCTTGGTCAAGAGCGCGATTGATTGCAGCGTCATCCAATCTGTCAGTGACTGCAACACCCAAGTCATTTCGCACTTGTTCTGTAATTTTTTCCAAGTTGAACTTAGACAATCGAGTGTCGATGTCGGCTGTTCCACCTATTACAGATTTCAGCTTATTGGCAACAGTCGGGTTGGATTCAGCAGGGTTTAAAGCGACACCAAGTCGCTGCCCAGCTTGCGCAGCTTCAATTTGAGGTGCAGCCTTGTAGCTTTCAGCAACACGCGCTTCTTGGGCACGTTGTCTACGAGCATCAAGTGGCGCTTTGATAACGGGTGCCATTTGCTGCACAGCAGGTTTGGCAAGCGTTGCCATGTTGCCCATCATGTTCAGCGGCACACCTTGCAGACCGGTTTTAGCAAGCGCGTTTGAAATGGCGGCAGTCTGTCGCTCAGACTCAGGGCTGACCTGCGGTTGAAAGAATTGCTGCACTCTGCGACCAGTTTGCTCACCAGCTTTAATGCCTTGCTGTGTACCAAATTGGCCGCTGGTCAACGCCCCGTATATCTTTGCACCCTCTACGATAGGGGCTGTGATTGCGCTGGTTCCCAGTGTGACAGCCGTTTCCAGCGGAGCCATCAATTTACCAGAGAAACCCGACTCGGGGCGTTCCGGTGCAGCGGTGGACGCAGGTGCTTGAACATCAGAGCCGGGGATTTGACTAGCAAGTCCACCACCACTCGATTGCTGCAAGCGCAATCGTGCGCTTGCCATCGCCAATGCTCGCTGTTGCTCAAGGGTCATTTCGGCTGCCATAGTTTCCGCTCCTCGGGTGTCATCACGTTCCAAAGCGAAGAATCAACACCCTTAGGTGCCGGAATGTTAGCCGCAGCAGCAGGCCCAGTTGAGCCAGTAAGAGAAGTCATCGCCGCATCCATTTTAGGCGTCCACGCCTTACCTGCGCGAATTTTTGCGTCTTGAATCAAACTGGTCATGCGGGCTTGCTTGGCTTCACGGGTGCCCGTGTCGTCAGTGTACGATGGAATGTACGCTTCAAATGCGCCCTGCAACTGCTCCTTGTTGTACGCAGCACCGGTTGCTAAGTACAACAGCGCATCCAAAGCATCACGTTGAGCGCCGTTAACGATTTGACGATTTGTGCTTCGAGCCACGTTGGCCGCACCCTCAAGTCCACTTGATTTGAACGCCGCTTCAATGGCACCGGGAGCCAATGCCTTCGGGTCTTTCTTTGTAATCTTACCGATTTCGTCGGCAGCATTGAGCACACGCGCAATGTTGTACGAGGCTTGTTGTTCAGACACGGAAATGTCTTTGTTCTTGGGTGCACCCTTTACAGGAGAACCGGGAGCAACAGGAGAACCGGGAGCAACAGGGGCAACAGGTGCTGGTTGATCCAGCACACTGGTCATACCGGGAATAACTTGCGTTGATGGTGCTGGCATCCGTGGACCGGGCATACCGGCACCCGGTGCTGTTGGAGCAGCCGCAGGTGCTGTTGGAGTAGCACCACCCATCGTGACAGGAATTGCCTGCAATGTGCGTTTGTTGATGCCGACAAATGAACCATCTTCAGTTTGTTGCAATTCAAAACCGGGATTGGCCCTTTCAAACGCAAATTTCTGCTGCGCCAAAGAAAGTTGTCCCTGGGACACGCCCAGTTGTTTTTGCGCAGTGGTTTCGCCGATGGTTGCCGTTTTGTCTAATCTGGTTGGCTTGCCAATGGGGACGCCTTGCGCATTGTAAGTTTGGCGCTCAATGTAGCCTCCTCGATCTGTGTCTTTAGTGGTGACCGCACGTTGCTCAAGTTTGCCTTTAGCATCTAAAGTTTTTGCAATTGCATCGTTTAAATATGCTTTAAATTCTTCAGGTTTAGTCATAGACGCCAGCAATTGAAGGTCTTCAGCAACTTCCTCAACTTTAAACACTCCGCTTTTAACGCCCTTATTAAATTCAGCAATTGCTTTCTGAGGCGACGTTGAAGAACCTATAACATCCCACGCAGCCTTTAATCTTTTGTCTTGCAGGTCAAATGTATTTTTGTCAATCTCGCTTTGGGTTTTTGTTTGCGCCAATTTAGCTGCTTCTGTTTCAGCTCTAGTTTTTAAGATGCTAGGAATTTGCGAGCCACCACCACGTTGTGCAAGCGAGGGGATCAGTTTGTTGTAATCAACTTCACCTTTTTCATTAAGCGAAGAAGCGTAGGCGTCTGTCAGTGCGTTCTGCACACTTTCAGCACGTTTTGCTGCGCCAAGCTGGAACCGCGCAAGCTCTTGCGCCTGCTGACCGCTTTGGATTTGCTGCATTTGCGCATACTCAGCCATTGCGTTCCGAGGCTTGAACTCGGACTGGCGAAAACTCATTGCGATGTCGGGGTTAACAAGTGCCATGATTAATCCTTAGCGAACCATGTAGGAAGGTGTGTTGGTAAAACCTTCTTCGGACGTATATCCCATGCCGCCATCGCGTTGAGATAAGAGACGATTGAACATTTCGTTCTGCTGTTGCTGTTGGTTGTAGTTCATGTACTGACCCAACGCGCCGCTTAGTGCGTTGGCCCCGCCCATGTAACCAGATGCGCGAGCCTGCGCTGAAGCGCCCATTGCTTGCCCCACATTACTTGCCATTGTTTGACCGGCTGCGCCCAACTGAGTAGTTGACGTTTGACCAATACCAGCCAGTGATTGCAACGGATTTAAACGCGCGTTGCGTTCAGTTTGGTAACGGTTGAAAGCGTTCGTGTATTCTTGCGATCCAAGGTCTTGCCCGAAGCGTTGAATGCCTTTGAGTGTTGCGCCCGACAGCAGACCACCACGGGCCGCAGCAGATCGCTCCAAACCCTTCATACCTTCGGACATGCGGAAGGCATAGCCGGGGTCAGCTTGAAACTGCTCCATGCCAAATGGCGTATACCTAGACGCTGCCTCAAGTTCTGGCAACGCACGCACGCCAGCCTCGCGGAACGGGGCTTGCAATTGAAGTTGGCGTTCAAACTGCTGATTTTGCAAATCCGCAGCGTATCTCGCAGCATCAGACTGCACGCCAGCAGCCTTGTTTGAAGCATACGCACCTGTCAGCGCGTTTACACCCATCGAAATCGGGGTTGCGTATTTACTCAGCGTATTCATAATTGAACCTGAATATGTACCGGCACCCGCAGCACCCGCGCCGCCAGCAGCGCCGCCGCCACCCGACAATGTGCCAGCGGCCAAGGCTTCACCAGCACCAACTGCCGCACCGGGCGTTGCGGATGCAAGGTACGCAATTGGGTCGGCACTGGCGCTTGCTGCTGCAAGTTGGGCTTCGGTAAAAGTTGTGCCCGCAGCACCGGAGCCGGAGCCAAACATATTGGCAATACCTTCAGTCCCACCAAGAGCTTCTAAGCCGTAATAACCTGCAATCATGGGGAGGAGTACGTTGTATTCCTTAATAAACCCGCCACCGCCAGGGTCCATGCCTAAAACGTCATCGGCAATCTTGTCTCCCAGCACATCTCGAGCTACGTTGTATATGCCGCCACCGCCTGGGTCAAGGCCAAGAACATCATCAAAAATTTTACTGAAAAAGCCCATGCTATTCCCCTTAGGTCACTTCGCGGCCAGAAACCCGCATGTTGATGGCGGTGGCGGTTCCAGCAATTGTACTGATGAAGTCGCCAGGGTTCAAAACCTGTCCGACCAACTCGGGGAACGTGTAGACCTCGGACGGCTGAAGCGTCTTGGTCTTGGTGATCAGGTTGCTGTTGCCAGCGGAAAACGACACAGTGACCAAGTTGACCGAGATCGTGGCAGCACTGGCGCTGTAATTGGTCGCAGTGAACTTGTCGATGATCGTGGTCACGCCGGTTGCGGTGTACTGGGTTGTCTGGCTGTTTGCAACATCTTTTGATGGCACAAGGTTTTTGACGGTGACTGTCATTGGATACCCCCAATATTGTTTGAAACTGTGAGAATGATAGACGGTATGCCGGGGACAGGTGCAGTCGCAGGCACGGAAAGAAGTTCAACACTCAGGCTGGTCGTTGAAAACATCATCTCAACGTAGTCGCCAGCGTTGAGGTCAAAAAAGTAGTTGAGTGACGAAAATATCTCAGCGTCATTGCCCTGAATCCTGATCTGGCTGGCGCTGTCGGGCACGTCTGTGCCGTTGAGTCGAAACCAGAAGTAGAACTCGGCCACGCCGCCTGTGGTCTTGTCCAGTTGGAACGAAGTGTCGAAGTTGTAAATGCCCGGTGTGTCCACGTACACCCTTGATGTCGGGGTGCCAAGATACACACCTCGACTCAAGTCCGTAGTGTTGAACGTAATCGCTTGGGCCGTGTTGATCGTTGTTGCAGTCTGAGTCGTGGTGTCGTAGAACGAGCCGTACCGCGAACGCTCAAACTCACGAGGGGCTGGGGTCATTTGAAGACCCTCAATCTGTTTCTGCAACTCGGCTGTCAGTTCAGTGCAAGGGCTTTCGATCTGCTTTTGCAACCCCTCGATTTGCTTTTGCAACTCGGCTGTCAGTTCGGTGCAAGGACACTCAATCTGCTTTTGCAACCCGTCGATCTGTTTCTGCAACTCGGCGATTTGGTCAAGTGCGCTTTCCTGACTTGGCTGTGTCTTGAGCGAATCAATACTGATGACGATCTCGCCAAAGTCTTCTTGGGTGGGCATGGGTGGCCCCACTTGCAAGTCGGTCAGCGATGCGGTGTTCTGGCCGCTGCCGGTCAGCACAAACAGGCTCAAGAAAAAGCGATACCACTCACGCGAAACAAGGCCAGTCTTCGGGTCCAGCAAAGGAACCCGAGGAGGCGTGATGTTGGTCAGTTGCGCGGTTGCCATTACGATGCAGTCGGACTGAGAATAAGTTCAGCGCCCATGATGGCAATCTTCACAGGGTCGGTGCCTGACAACTCGTACACCCGGTCACGCAGTTTGAGCGTCATGCCCAAGCGCCTCCAAAATGTACGGCGTCCATAGGCACCGATTGGCCCCAAAGATGTCCAGTGCTCGTTGGACCATGTGTGTCCACCGTCATCGCTCCAGCGCAGCATGACCTGGGGGTCGCTGCCCTGCCCAGTGTTCAGGCCAACACCGGCCTCACAGTTGAGTTGAAGGCTGTGCTGCGCAGTGCGCTTGAAGTTGTTCTGGCCCGTGGGCAGTGCCCGCCATGTGCGATACCACTTTTGAATCTGGCCGTTGTCCGAGTAATCCTCAAGATCAAAGGCGTAGATGTTGCCAGTCTGGAAGTCACCGACAACGATCTCGTTGTTAAATGCCATCTGGCAGTTGCTGCGGTGACGGGTGAACTGCCCATTTTCAAAACCAGCCCTCTCGTGCCATGCCTGCGTTGCCACGTCATACACCCATGTGGTGTTGGCCGATGGGAAGATCAGGACGTAAAAGGCGTGCCCGTCTTGCTGGTACGTGTACCCAAAGGCGTCAGTGATGTCGTTGTACTGTTGGATTTGCCACTCGACAGCGTGTGTCGAGATGCGGGTGCCCGTGTAGCCGTTGGCCCGGTAGACGATGCCCTTGCCACGGGCGTCAGAACCCAGCCAGAACACGCCGTTGTCGAGTTTGGCAAGCGAGTAGGGGGAGATGCAGCCAATCTCGTTAAAAGCGCCTTGGATGCGCTGCAACGGAAAGTCTGCTGTCCCGGCGTTGTACCAAACCTCGACCGAGTTGGTGCCCAGCACCCACACTTCGCGGTGGTCAACGATCAAGGCGGTTATGTCGTCAGGCGCACCCTCGGCGCTCACAAAATCCAGCGGGTCCACGGACAGGCCATCCAGCAGGCTGGTGATCCAGAGTCGTTGACTGTTTGGCTCGTTGAACACAAAGTAACCGTCCAGATAGCCCACGCTCACTGCGCCGGGAAAGTCAGGGTCGGTGATCTGCTGGAACACGTTGGTCGTGTTGTTGTAGATGTAGCTTGGCCCGTTGGCTGCAATGAACACTTGGGTTCCGTTGTCAGCGATGCTCACGGGGCCAGTGCCCGCCACGGTGCCCAGCAACGTGGGAACGTAACTGTTGGTGATTTTGAAGAACTGGTTGCCCGACACAACAAAGGCGGTGCTGCTGTCAGGCGCAAAATCCCACAGGCCACGGATTGGACCGTTGCCGATTGACGCCAGCAGGCGCAGCCCTGGCGCACGGTTCAGAAACGCAGGCTCTAGTCCACCCTCGGGGATGACCTCGGGGAACAGGTTGACCATGCGGGCATCCGCAGCGTTGATGCTGCGGGTGACGTAGGATGAACCGAGGATGGGCGTCTTCATCAGTAATTTCCAGCGTAGATGTTGAAACGCTGACGATTAGATACCAATGCGTAGGGCATGGACATCACATCGTATGGGTTGTTGATGCGCTTCAGATTGCGCTTGCTGGTCATGGCGATGCGCTGCACCTGCGGGCTTGGCTCCACGCCAAACTCGGGTGCGATCTCCATTGCCAAGTTGTAGGCAAACGCCCGCATGTAACCTGGCGGAAAGAACAACTCGGTTGCCAGTACGGCAGGCTGCGTCAACTCTTGCACCGAGATGAAGTGCCACTCCAGCAACTGCGTTGGCCGGGGGTAGATGTACATCTCCACGTTGGGGAACGTGTTGTTGATGAAGATCACCTGCGGGAAAGTCGATGTCGATGTCTTGACAGCAATGCCGTTGTACTGGTCTTGGTTGATGATTTTGATGCCGTACGACACGCCACTGGGGGCGCGGAAGTAGGTGCCATC